CCCCGCTATATTAGTATAACTATCCCGAAGTATAACTATCCCTTTGTATACTACAGAGTTATTCCGTTTTGTTCGATAATTTCGGCATGCAAACCCGGCCATGTGCAATGCACATCACCGGCTAACAAATAAATACATACCGGAAATCGTTATGACCTATACGACCTCTGACCAGATGACAGAGATGGAAAACAATTCAATCAGGTCAAGCGTTATCAAAGAGATCCTGCCATGGATCGAAGAAAATCTTTTTGATGATGCTATCCAGGTGAAGGCGGTTAGCCACCGTAGTGGTTATAGTCGCTGGCATTTCCAGAGGGTTTTTCGCGAGCAGACGGGATATAACCTTGCCACGTACATTCGGGTAAGACGCGTTGCAAGAGCGGCGTATTCAGTTGCCTTTACGGACAAAGAGTTAAAAGATGTTGCCTGCGAGAACGGTTTCACGAGTCAACAAAACTTCTGTCGTATATTCAAAAAATATTTTGAAAAAACCCCATCACGCTTTCGCAAAGAGTGCTCAGTAAAAACAGATGTCTTTAATAAAATGTCTGAAAAAGTATCCAGCCAATACCGGGGTGTTTTTTTCTGAAAGGGAAAACGACGAGCAGTTTTAAAAAATCACGACTATTTTCGCCTGAAAATAAGGCGAATGGTTGAGTATGAGTTCATATCGTTAAAGTGCAGGAAGAGACTCATTATTAAAGCCGAACGCTAATCGCCTTCTCTGCATGAGCGTTGGAAGTGCCATCTAAAAGGTTAAGAAATGAAATTATGTCAGACAATTTTAGCTACCCCGCTCATCCTGTTAACGGGAACCGTATCAGCAGCAGAAATTTATAATAAGGATGGCAACAACCTCGACTTGTACGGTCTTGTTTCAGGGTTGCATTACATCAGTGATGATAAGAGTCAGGATGGCGATCAGTCCTATATGCGTATTGGCTTCAAGGGCCAGACACAGATCTCAGACAGGCTGACAGGCTATGGCCAGTGGCAAAGTCAATTCAATGCCAACCAGCCCGAAAGCGAAGGGAACGCTATGTTTACTCGTCTGGCTTTCGCAGGCATTAAGGCAGGCAGTTTTGGCTCCATAGACTATGGGCGAAATGTCGGGATTCTTTACGATGCACTGAGCCAGACAGATATGCAGCCCGAGTTTGATGCCCAAACCTACAACACCGACCAGTTTATGTTCCGAAGAGGGAATGGTCTGGTGACCTACCGAAACACGGACTTTTTCGGCCTGATCGATGATCTGAACGTTGCCTTGCAGTATCAAGGCAAAAATGACGGGGGTGGAGAGCCTGGCGCTCGTGATGTCTTACGTCAGAATGGTGACGGTTATGGCATGTCTATTTCTTATGACTTCGGTAATGGTATGAAGGCTGTTGGTGCGTTTACAAACTCCGACAGGACAAATGAGCAAAATGATGCCCCGGGTATTATGGGGCAGGGAAATAAAGCGGAAGCTTATTCTGGCTCCCTTAAATACGATGCAAATAACGTCTATTTCGGGGTGATGTTTACCCAGGCTTATAACTCATCCCGCTTCGGTACCAGGGCTCACTCTGAGGCTTATGGCTTTGCAAATGAATCACATATTTTTGAAGTCTTTGCGCAGTACACCTTCGATTCCGGATGGGTACCATTTATTGCATACAACCAGTTACGCGCCAAAGATCTTGGGGGCGCTGGAAATGGTGAAATTTATGGCAAGCAGGATTTAGTTAAATTTGTTGATTTTGGTACTTCTTACAACTTTAACCGCAATATGCTGGCCTATGTGGATTACAAAATTAACCTGGTTGATAAAAATACCTTTACCGAGGCGGCAGGCGTATCGACCGATGACGTTGTGGCATTCGGGCTTGTTTATCAGTTCTGATAATTAATTCGACATCTTACCTGAGGTTCAAAGTGCAAGAAGATCTCAAATTTGTAGTCATTGTCGGCAGCCTGCGCCGAGGCTCTTTTAATGCGGCGATTGCTGACACGCTGCCGGAGCTTGTTTCTGAAAAAGTTATCGTTGAGCGAATGGCATCTCTCGATACGTTTCCTCACTACAGCGCTGATATCGAAGAGGAAGGAATACCGCAAGCGGTGGCAGGCATGGCGGATGCGATTATTTCTGCAGACGGGGTGATCATTATTACACCCGAGTATAACCATTCTATGCCCGGCGTCCTGAAAAACGCCCTCGACTGGCTGTCGCGTGTCGCTCCGCAGCCGCTTGCTAACAAGCCTGTACTGGTTCAATCGTCTTCAGTAGGCAAGCTCGGTGGTGTGCGGGCACAAGCGCATCTTCGGCAGGTGCTGGGTTATTTTGATGTCAGGTTACTCAATAAGCCAGAAGCTATCATTGGTGAGATAAGTGAAAAGGTGACAAAGGGTATTTTGACCGATGAATCGACCCGACAGTTTCTCATCCGACAACTCGTCGCTTTTGAGAAATTCGTCAGAGCGGCGCCGTAAACCAGCGCTAACTCGAAGCAGCCGAATCAATGTGAAGGTTAAACCATGTTGCAGACCGCATACTCTCCTCGCGCGGGATCTCGCTTTATTCCCGCCGGGAATACGGCTCGCTTACCTCGTCTGATAATCAAAGCAAATAATAAGCAGGTAATGCTGCAGCTGCATGTTCCTCTTCAAAAAGGGGAGGGTGGAACGCAGGTTGTGCTCAATAATACATTTTCTGCTCAGTTGGGTATTCGTAGCGAGAAAATGTTTGCCGTGATCCAGGAGATGATCGTCTGGATTGAAAATCATCTTTGCTCTCCCTTGAGCGTAAAGGAAATATCACGCAAAAGTGGGTACTCGGTATGGCATCTGCAACGTACATTTAGTCAGTTAACGGGGTTTAGCGTTTACGAGTTCGTCCGAACGCGAAGAGTGATTAACGTTATATTTGCATTGATTTATGGGAATAAGCCTCTGCTGGATATCGCTCTGGAGAATGGGTTTAACTGCCAGGTCTCATTGACGCGCACAATTAAAGAATTTACCGGTTATACGCCGGGTTATATCAGGAAAAATTTTTTAATGAATGAAATTTGGCTGATGGAAAATCTTGAGCGACTGATCTCCAGAAAGTGATTTATTAAGAGGTGCTTTATTTTGTCGCAATGCGTTAAGCCTGGCGATGAACTGCCCGCTGTATGAACGGAACAATATAAGTTTCTTCTACAGGAATATATACCCAATTAATGGGTGAAGATTGAATGATTATAATTTAGGGGATAGTTGTGAACTTAAAAATTAAAGCCGTAGCAGTACTGCTTACGGCTCAGATGAGTGCAGCCTTCGCAGGAACGCTGGAGAATACACCCTCACCAACAAAAGGCGTAGACGCCTTCCTTCAGGTGCTGAATAGTGCAGGTGGAAAACCTATTGAGCAGCTATCTGTGCCGGAAGCGCGTAATGTGCTTATTGGCGCGCAGAAGGGCGCAAAATTACCGCCTGCCTCGGTATCTGAAAAAGTCATTACGGTGCTGGGTAAACCTCTTACATTAACCGTAGTCAAGCCTGAGCATCAGAGCGGTACCTTGCCTGTTTTTATGTTTTTCCATGGCGGGGGCTGGGTGCTGGGGGATTATCAGACGCATGAACGCCTGGTTCGCGATCTGGTAAACGAATCTGGAGCAGCCGCTGTATTCGTAAATTACACGCCGTCTCCGGAAGCGCATTTCCCGGTCGCCATCACTCAGGCCTATGAAGCCACCAGGTGGGTTGCTGAGCACGGCGCTGAAATTGGCGTTGATGGTACGCGCTTAGGTTTGGTGGGTAACAGTGTCGGGGGAAATATGGTTGCCTCTGTCGCGTTACAAGCTAAGCGTAATCACACACCCGCTCTGCGCTATAACGTGATGCTTTGGCCGGTAACGGATGCGAACTTTTCTAATGCGTCTTACGATCAATTTGCGGAAAATCATTTCCTTACTAAAAACATGATGAAGTGGTTCTGGGATAACTACACCACATCTGAACAGGATCGTGACAATATTCTGGCTTCTCCATTACGAGCCAGCACTGCTCAGTTGAAGGGATTGCCTCCTACGCTGATTCAGACTGCAGAACTGGACGTGCTTCGCGACGAAGGGGAGGCGTTTGGCCGTAAACTGGATGCCGCTGGCGTGCCTGTTACCGTCACTCGATATAATGGGATGATCCATGATTATGGTCTTCTGAATGCCTTGAGCCAGGAGCCAACCGTACGAACCGCTTTACAGCAGGCCTCGACTGAACTTAAAACACACCTGCAATAACCGCCCTGAATATTACCTTCCACTGATGTACTTGTAGCACTTGATGCCCGCGGCGCGCGGGCTTTTTTGCCGTGTTCGGGTGACTTTTCACCCAGAACTTATTTTGTTCAACAGCCCGTTTTTCTTATCAAGGGCTCGAATGTTCGGTCAGGACTTATTGGCTTCAGATTCGCGGGATAAATTTTCGCCACAAAAAAGCCCGCAGGGCTTGCGCCGTGCGGGCTTTCAGGACTTCATCGGATGACTCTGGTAATCACCGATGGAGAATTTTGGTGGAGCTGGCGGGAGTTGAACCCGCGTCCGAAATTTCTACATAGCATTATCATTACAGTAAAATCATGTATTTACGTTTTAAAACAGTATGTTAGTGTTTTTTGGTGTTTGCTCATTTTATACATTTTTAATACTCTGCCGCCAAAGCGCCGCCACTTTACTTTGCATCAATGTCATCGTACATCTGTATTTCATCAATGCAAGTTTCAAGTTTATAGAAGTCTGATAGCTGGTAGAAGTTCAGTATGTCATCATCAAGATTTCCAGATAATCCCCATTTTTTGAAGCGCCTCATTTTTGCACTTAGAGCTTCCCTGTCGGACAAGGACTGACGCAACGGTACATAATCTAAGGATTTAAGAACTTGCCATGAAACTGGTGGAGTAAATTCAAATAACTCAGAAAGCTCAGGACAAAATTCGCATCCTTTCATATCTTCATAACGTACTTTAGGTGGGATAACTATATTAATTCCTTTTTCGCTGTCAGTATTGGCTAGGAGTTTGGTTGAACGATAAGCAATACCTATAATGTTATTACTGTTTATGTCTCTACTTATCCACTGCATCAGCAAATTGGGTACAATGTATTCCTGCATAAATGAAGCATCACTATGTTCTTTTAAATAATTGCAAGCGATAATCAGGGGCCACAATGTCAAGTAAGATAACATGGTATCGACTGAGTATTCTTCTGTAGGAGTCGGCTCCCCTTTTTTTCTGAACCGTAAACTGATTTTGTAGATAAAATCTGCGCTCAAATTTAATAATAATGAGTTATCATCGTCAGATGCAGTGATAAATGCAGAAATATAGAGCTTATCAAAGTCTGGTTTATCCATCTCACGCCAGCATATATATAGGGAGGTGCCAAGATATAGGCATGGTAAGCCAGCAACTGAATAACGTTGCGCTTTTACCAAGTGACGATGGGTGAAAGGAATGTGGAAAATATCCTTTCTAGTAGACAAGGGAATATCTGATTTTCTAACTCTATATAATGGTGTTTTTTTGTTGCAGACTTGGCGTAGAGGGATACAAATGTTTTCTATCTGCTGAAATATGTATTTTGGTTTTAGCATCAACTCAAAAGAGTCGTAGGCTGATTTAATATCTCCAGATAGATAGCATTCTAAACATTCGGTGATGCCGTCCTGCAAGGATTGAATTGTTTTTAATCTGTTTTTTACTCGGCTTGCCAGCCAATCATTATTGTCAACAATGTAATCTCTGAGGGTTTCTTTAAATTTCTCGCATTTGGCTGAAAAGTCGCCGATAAGATCTTTGCCTTTTCCAATTTCAATCGGAGGGCGGATTGAAGTTTTCCGTAAAATACTATCAAATAATTTTCTTACCTGTTCATTAGATCTATAGGTTGTAGCCATCGAGAATTACCTTAAATTTGCTAAAGGATTTTTTGATACCGCATCTTCTAAGTGGTCAGGGGAAAAGTGAGCATATATCATAGTCATTTTGATATCGGCATGACCCAAAATATCACGAAGCACTAAGATGTTTCCGCCATTCATCATAAAATGACTTGCAAACGTGTGCCGCAGAACGTGAGTACATTGACCCTCTGGCAAATCAATGCCAGCTCGCTTCACTGCCCGCTCAAAGGCTTTTCTGCATGGAGTGAACAACTTCCCTCTGTTTTTTGGGAGTTCGTTATATAGTTCCAGAGAGATAGGGATTGTTCGATTTTTCTTGCCTTTGGTTTTTGTATAGGTAATGCGGTATTTCGATAGCTGATGGCCCTGTAGATTTTCGGCTTCACTCCAGCGTGCGCCTGTGGCTAAGCAGATTTTTGCTATCGTCAGGAGGCTTTGGCTTTGAGAATCCGCGCAGGCATCCAATAGGCGCTTAATTTCTTCAGGAGCTAAGAACGCCAACTCGCCCTCGGCGATCTTGAACGTTGGAAGCCCAGCGAGAGGATTGGGGGCTGACCAGTGGCCCAGCTTTTTCAGCGTGCCAAAAACAGATGAGAGGTTGCGTTGCTCAAGGTTTACCGTTCGGGGCTTAACTGGCGACATAAGCGCGCCATCTTCATTCTGCACTTCGCCCTTCAACCGTGCTTCACGGTATTTCGTAAAGTCACCGGCTGTCAGTTCTGATGCCACGGGATCGCCAAGGCCATTACAGATGATGCTGAGCTTCGCCATCAGACGTTTGGGGTCTGCGAGAGTCTGCCCGTAGAGAGAATGCCACTGCTCAATCAATTCTGACAGTTTCCGCCGATCTTCCTTCTCCCCCAGCCACGGCTTTTTGTTCACTTCATCCATGGTGAAGTTTTCGAATGCTACGGCCTCGCCTTTCGTCGCAAATTGCTTGCGCACGCGTTTACCATCGCGCCCGTTCGGGTAGCACTCGCACAACCATTTTCCGTTCGGCTGTTTCCGTATTGTCATATCAAAGGCTCTTAATGATTTTCAGGGCTTTGCCTAGCACCTCAAGGTCGTCAAGGCTGCATTCAAATGAGGAATCATCTTGATGAACAACTAACCGGTTGCCAGGAAGACGAGTGAGCTTGACGATGCTTTTTATCCCATCGATATCAACCAACCACATACCGTTAACTGGTGGTGTCTGATTGCGATCCACCAGGTAAGAGTCCACAGCAGTATTGACTAAAAGTAGGTTGCTGGAGTCTGAGGGGAGCAGGCTGCTGTCAATGATTGCTTTTCCTGCTTCAACCAACGAACCGCCAGTTAATGTGACTTTGTCAATTTCGGGAGAAACGAGGTCAGAAAGGTGCTTTACCTTGCCTGAGTTCACGAAATTGATGTTTTTTTCTGTATCAATATTTGAGCCTGTCTCGCCCTGCCCAGTGGTTAGCCACAGTAAAGAAACTCCCGTCTCAAGAGCACACTGAATTACCCATTCAGCCGGAAAGCTATCCCTTAAGTATCTGTTTGCCATGGTGCTTTTTGATGCGCCCAGGTGATCGCAAAGCTGTTGCCTGGACTTGAAATTGTAGGCAGCCATGAGCCTATGGATCGCCTCTTTACCTCCGGTATTTTCGCCAGCCTTCACCTGTATCATTTTTCAACCCTATTGACGTATCAAATATTGGATCGTAGTATCTCGATGTATCAATTATTGAATCAAATAAAACAAGATAAAACGACGTAAACCAAACCTTAACCGAGAGATATTGCACTATGAGCACCGATATTTCAATTCGTGTACCAAAAGAGATGGCAACGCCTGCAGAGTTCGCGGAATGGGAAGGTATCTCCCGCGGCTCTGTTTACCAGAAAATCCATCATGGGCAGCTCGCTAAGTACATGGTGAAGAAGGATAAAAACAAGGGGCGGGTCAGCCTCCGCTATCTGATGTACAAAGCTGATCAGGTTCGTGAGTCCCTTGGTCATTCTAACTTCCGCATCATCGTGGGCCAGTAAGTTCAATTATGAGAACTTTTGAAGGGGCTAACATGTTTGATTATAAGATTTCCAAACATCCGCACTTTGATGAAGCCTGCCGGGCCTTTGCCTTACGTCACAACATGGCAAAGCTGGCAGAGCGTGCAGAAATGAATGTTCAGACACTGCGCAATAAGCTGAACCCGGAACAGCCGCACCAGCTCACCGCGCCGGAAATCTGGCTGCTGACTGATCTCACTGAGGACTCAACTCTGGTTGATGGCTTTCTGGCGCAGATTCACTGCCTGCCGTGTGTCCCGTTGAACGAAGTGGCAAGCGAGAAGATGCCGCATTACGTGCTGAATGCCACCGCTGAGATCGGGCGTGTTGCTGCCAGCGCAGTTTCTGGCGAGCCACAGACCACCGCCAGCCGTCGGCAGGTTATAGACAGCATCAACTCTGTTACTCGTTTGATGGCGCTGACGGCTGTTTCTATGCACGCCAGGCTGCAGACAAGCCCGGCAATGGCAAGTGCGGTTGATACCGTGACGGGCCTGGGTGCTTCATTCGGTCTGATCTGAGGTGCTTATGCTGAATAACGAACCGTCATTTGCCTCACTGCTTGTTAAGAAAAGCCCAGGAATGCACTTCGGTCATGGCTGGATTGCAGGCAAGGATGGCAAGCGCTGGCACCCGTGCCATTCGCAGGCTGAATTGCTGGCAGACCTGTCAACCATTAAACAGGGGAAACCATGGCTATTGAAGGTGCTGCAACGACTCGCACGATAAGCCCGGGTGAACGCTATGAAGGGTTGAACCACATAGCGGAATTAAGAGCAAAGGTATTTGGAAGCAACATTGAATCCGAGCTTGAGCGGTTTATAAAGGATATGAACGACCCACGGGACGTAAATAATAAACAGAACAAGCGAGCATTAGCCGCCATATATTATATGGCTAATATTCCGGCAGAGCGTCACAGCGTCAAAATTAGTGAGCTGACGACTGACGAAAAGCGGGAGCTGATAAAGGCAATGAACGTTATTCGTGCAGCGGTGAGCTTATTTCCTAAACGGCTGACCATGCCAAATTAAACCAAACCAGAAATTAATGGCGTAAACCCGCCGGGCTTCTTTTTGCCCAAATTCAGGAGAAAACAATGAGAAATATTGAAACCCGAACCACCAAAACCGGACCAGATGATGCCGGGCTTAACCTGATGTTGACTGAGGCGCGTATGGAAGAACGCCGGGGCCGTGCGGATGTATTTGCTGCTCACCTGGAAAAACTGGCGGCGCATATCACCCGCGGCAAACTCAACGGCACCGAAGCTGCAGAGCTGCTGCGTAACGCTGCTGAAACCATCCAGAACGAAGCGCAGGATATGAGGGTATT